TGGAAGCCGTCGCCCAAAAGGTAGGTCAGCGTTTCAGTTGGCGCGCGATAAGCGCCGCTTGCATATCCCAGCTTGCCACCGACGCGGATAAAGTCAGCCGCGCCGCTTATCATCATGGGGTTAAGCTGGTCCTCTATCTCGCCTTCAGTCCAAACAACAGTTCCCGCGCAAGTATAGCGCGCCTCACTGCCGCCTGAGTTTAAAGCAACTGCGACATCGCAATCGTTTGGGCCGTCCTCGTCAAATGAGTCGTGCACTTGCGCCTCAAGATATGGGCGGATTGGGTTTTGTCTTAAAGCGTCCCTTGCGCAAAGCGCATGATTTTCCGACCATTCCCAAGTGTCTGGATCGTCAGGATCGTGTGACGCCTCGCGCGGATCATATAAAAGCGACCACTGGCCCTCGACTTCTACGAGTGGTGGCGTGGACGGCCAGCGTTTATTGCGGTCTCCAGATGAACCCGCATCTAGCTTCATCCAGATTATCGTCCGCCCCCTCCAGGCGTCTGTTGTTTTCCACAAGTCCTCCCTGACGCCAGCCTCGTAAGCGGCATCTGTCGTGAATGCTGTTGGTGGTGCCGTGTGATCGCCACGGCTAATCCAGACAGTGCAATGGTTCACGAAAGGGCTTTCAATTGCCGTGGCTCCCGCCCCGCTTAGGTCAAAAGCGTCGCCGGTCAAAGTCACTTCGCGCTTGTCTAGGTATAGCGTAAAGCTGGACAGGTCGGACGGTCTAGAGTTAAGTATCCAAGCGCCCCATAGATTGCGGCCTTTTACTGGCGTTCCTACTGGGGTTCCAGTTGCGCGCGTGTCGCCATATACAAAGCGATAAGAAGGCGCGGTACTTGGCTGTGACAGCTTGGCCGATATATCTTGAGCCGACGCCTGCTTGTCGCCAAATATGGCCGAGATTGCCACGTTGATTAGGGCTGATACACCAAACTGAATAAGAGCAGATGACACTGAAGCTCCGATGCCAATGGCACCCAAACCCGCCGTAATGCCCGCAGCGATGCTTGCACCCACCGCCGAAATGCTTGCAATGACGGGGGCTAAAAACGGCATGACCAAGCCCCTAAAATATTAGCCCGATTAATACTCATTCCAGTCTCCGACTTGCTGGCGTATTCGCCGCGATTGATGCAGATTGATAATGCCGACCCTAACGGATCAGCGCTCACAATTAAAGCCAAATCACCGGGTCGAGGGTCGTCGGTCTCTGGCATGTCAAAAGTATTCCGGCACCATTCGAGATATCCACCCGCCCGGTTGAGTATCCGCGCGGCCCCTATTGCCGTCGTGTAGCTTGCCCCGCATTGCGCAAGAGGATCAAGGCCGTGCAGCGCCTTAAACGCCTCACAAGCCGCTGTGCAGTCGCTACGCAGTCCCCATGCGAAAGGCGTGCGCAAGTGCCACAGCGCCGCGTTAAAGGCTGCCTGTGGCGTTACTCTGGCCATGACTTGGGGTTGAATTTGTTGCGGCTTGCATTCTGGACGTGCCGCCCCGCCGTATCGCCGGGAAACTTGAATATCTGGTCCTCATATCCATGAGTGATTGCAGCCGACGACCGCGCGGACGGGCCAACGCCAACGCCTAAAACCATATCATTTGCAAAGCCGCCGTCCGCGCGCGATAGCATGCCCGTGCGACTGTCAAAATATCCTGTGAATAGTTGGTTTGGCTCTTGACTCAACACGTTGCCGCCCGCCGTTGTCGTGGTGGCAAACCAAACTGTTATGGTCTTGCCACGAATAATTTTGCCGCGCTCCGCAAGCATATCCTCCACAGTTGCAGCGACCCGAACGCTTGCGCCTGACGTTGCCAGCCCGCCCGCTTCCTGTGGCGCTTGGAATTGTACCAGCTTGCCCGCACCCGCCCATGTGTGCCCGCCCCAAGACAGATCACCAACGCCGGTGTGAATGCGGATCGTTTCGCCCGGCCAGTCTGCATAGGTCAGCAATACGGGGTAAAAATGCCCGCCAAGGTCTGTGATAAGGCCCGCCGTTGCGCCGCGAGTTAATGCCATGGGTTCACCTCCACAAAGCCGCCCGCGTATTCATCGGCAAACACCTCGCGAAAGTCCCATTGAAAGCCAAACGCAGCGTTAACGCCCTGCACCGCCCTTGGCACGCCCTGCGCTTCAAATACGATGTTTTCCCCGTGGCCAATGCTGACAAGCCCAGTCAACGTGAACGCTGTTGCCTTGTCCGTGCGGATAGTCGCCACGCCTGACGCGTCTGAAGTTTCCGTCCTCATCACATAGGCGGTTTCTGTTGTGGCCCCGTCGGTCACGCTGATAAGTTCGGACGGGCGCGCGATGATCTGCGAAGGCGGCAAGCCTGAAACTGTCAGCCCGTAATAGCCGCCTTCAGTCAACGGCGATCCAGACAACGCATAAGCGCCATCGCCCCACACCATGCTTGTCCCGTTGTCCGTCCAAAGCATATCCGTGCCGCTGTCCGTCCAAGTCATGATTGTGTTGCGCAAGTCCTGCCCCGCGCGTGACAGGTGCCATAGAGACGAAAGACAAACGACGCGCGTAAGGTTTGGCGATCCGGCCCACTGTTTATTCAACATCCGAACATAGCCCGCGCCGTCTAAGTTGGTGCCGATCCCCGACACGTTAGCTGTTGCCACGCGACGGGGCCGCAGTGCCGATGATGTGCGTGCGCGGCCTTCGATTAGTCCGACCGATCTTGATTGCGGGATAACGTCCGCCAATTCCCAGCCCGTAAGCTGAAAGGGTGGCCACGCAATTACGTCTACGGTCATGGTGACCACCCCGCTTTGCTGTTTCTAAATGACGCCTTGGATTGCGACACGGCGCTGGCTGTAAGGCCGCTTTCCGCTTGCTGAATACCTTGCGCAACCATTTCTCGGATCTCCGTATTGCCACGCGCGCCACTTACGTTGATGTTATAAACCGGCGCTGCGGATTGTCCTTTGGTGTGGTCGATAACTGTTTCGTTAGGGTGTAGCATTGCGGGAAACCCGCCCTTGCCGTCCATGCCACCGGAACGTGGCCCGCTGCCCGTGCTGCCACCGCCGTCAAAGGAAAACAAGCTGCTAACCAATCCGCCAAGCAACCCGCCGCCACCGCCGCCTTGCGGTGCAAACTGGCCTGTCCCAAATAGCGCGTATTCCAGACCCGCCCGAATGATGCTGTCACGCAATGCGTCAAAAGCATTTTCACCACCCATAGCCGCGTCAAGAATGCTGTTTTTGAAGTCAGCAATGAACGGCTGTTGGTTTTGCATTTCTACGCCTAGCTGCGCAATATGCTTATTGTATTCTATTTGCGTTAAAACTTCCGCATCTAAAAGGCGGCCAGCTTGCTCTATAGCTTTGTTGTATTCGTCCATAGGCGTCATAAGGCCGAGCAGAATTCGTTTACCCTCAGCATCTAGTGCGTTTTTTTCCGCTTGTGCGTCGCGTGCCGCTTGGGATGCCCCGCCGCCACCGCCGGATGAAATACCGTCCACCGCGCTTGATGCGCCTGTAATATTTATTTTAACTCCGGTTGATTCGTCGGCTAAGTCCGCCATAATTTTTGTAAGTCGCTCACTTCTTGCGGCTGATTCTGCCGCTGCCGCGTCAAATCGTGGATCACGAGGGTCAAAGATAACAGGCTGGGCCGCCTGAGATGCCGCGCCCAATAGCCCCATCATTTGCATCGCCGCGTGCAGTGATATGCTTAACCTTTCGGCAAGTGCCTGAGCGCCCGCAACAGCGCTGGAAAAATTGATGTCGCCCGCAGATGCCGCAAGACGGTCAGATAAACTAACCCCGCTCACAACTTCACCGTTAAATGATATCATCCCATTTTCGGCGTCCACCAAAGCAGCCTCAATAGATTTAATGTTTGCCTGAGATTGTTCTTGCGCAGCCACCTGCTCGTCTGAAAGAAAGTCCATTTCTGAAAGCGCGGCGTTGATGCTTGTTTGCTGGCCCAAAAGATCAATTAAACCTGACTCTAAATCACGAACAAGGCTCACTTGATCGGTGTTAAATGCCTCACCAAATTCATCCATGTATTGGATTTCTTCGCCTGTCAGTCTGTTCCGCGCGTCTGTAAGTGCAGACTGAGCGTTGGCGATGTCGATCAAAACGCTATCGGCCCCAAGTTCCTGCCGCGCCATTGCCTCGTTCTGGCTTTGCATAGCGGCGACATCTTCAAGCCGCGCCCGTGCGCTTTCAAGGTTCACCCGTGCGCTTTCAACAGTCATAACGTTGCCGCTGCTTAGGCGTGTTGCCAGAAGCGCGGATTGCGTAATCTGATCCCCCATTGCAATTGTGGAGTTGTCGATTGCCATTTCAGTTGCATCCATTGCTGATTCAAGATTATTCGCTTCTTGCGAAATGCCAAAAAACGCAAGCGCCGTTTCTTTTGCCCTTGAAAACCCATCAACCAGCGCCGTCACACCACGCGAAACCGCAGTGATCGCCTGCACAACACCCCGCAAAATGGCGGTCAAACCAGCATCGCCCAAGGCAATAACCAAGCCCTGCACCGATGACAAAAGGCCGTCAATATCGCCGCCAAGATTGTCGCGGATCTGTGCCGCCATATCTGACGCCGCGCCGTCTACGTTGCGCAGTTCGTCGCCAAATTCACCAAGCCGCGCTGCGCCTTCAACCAATACAAGCGCTCCCGATGCGGCCTCGCGTCCGAAGATTTCCATTGCGTCGGCTGTGGATAGGCCCGCCGCGCCCAGCTTGCCCATAATTTCAGTGAGGGAATTTGTGGCCGGATCAACGTCGGCAATCGTCAGGCCAAGACCGCGCAAAGCATCTTCAGCTTGGGACGTAGGCCCAGCCAATGAAGCCAAGACGCCGCGCAATGCCGTACCTGCGCGCTCGCCTTGAATACCCGCGTCTGACATAAGGCCAATGGCTGCAGCTGTGTCCGCGAGGCTTATATCAAGCGCCTTGGCAATGGGCGCGACCGTAGACATAGCCTGCCCAAGCTGGCTCACGGATGTGTTTGCCCGCGATGATGCCGCCGCGAGAATGTCCGTTACATCCGCCGCGTCCGCCGCTTCAATCCCAAAGCCGGACATAATATTTGATGCCGTGTCTGCTGCTTCTGCCAAGCCCAAGCCAGCCGCCGTCGCAAGGTCCAAGACGGCCGGAATAGACGCCATCGCCTCAGACGCGTCAAAGCCAGCCATTGCCAAGAATGTCAGGCCGTCCGCTGCTTGGCCAGCACTAAATTCTGTGCTTGACCCAAGGTCTTTGGCCACGTCGCGCATTGCCTCAAGTTCTGCTGTTGTCGCGCCTGAAATTGCGCCCATGCGAGCAACGCTGGTTTCAAACTCACGAATAACACGGATGCCCGCGCCAATGCCAACCAATGCGCCAACGGCTGCCGTTGCTGCGATTGTAAGCGCGCGCATACCTTTAGTGGCGACGCCGCCCGATGCCGCGCCAAGGCGACCCATGCCGCCCGTTGCCCCGTCAGTGGCTTGCTCAGTCCGCTTGCCTGCGCGTGTCGTATCGTTTAGGGCGCGCTCGCCTTTCTTAAGCCCACGGGTATCAACGCCTAAAACAAGGCTTGCAAAATCAGCCATATAAATAATCCTTGGTGTTTAGGTCTTAGGCGTTCGATCAGCGGGGGCTTTTGAAAACGGGCTTTTGCCTTCGTTTAGGCCAGCCGCAAATGCGTCGCTCATTTCGCGCAGTAAAACGGCTTCCCATGGTTCGATGTGGTCCATGGTTAAGGATGCGTAGGCCGCGACGTCAGCCCAATCCAAGGCGTAGAAACCACCCATCGGCGCAGACTTAACCGGCCCCGCTTCCATCAACAAATCTAGCATGTAACCGCCCGCGCGAACCTTAACAAAGGGCGCGGGCGTTTTGGTAGCTTCGTGCCGCATCAAGCGGCTTTCCTTTGGGCGGTCTGACTTGTCTTTGTATTCAATGACAGCGTTTAGCCAGCCGAGTTGATGCGCGGCAAGGATTAACCGCTTTTTGCGTTTCCCAAGCGGTTAGCCTGCTTGGCTGCAAACTTATTGCACTGCATGGAAAAAGGGTTGTTCTTCATTTCAAAAACAGGCTCGCCGTCTTTGTTTAAAACAGGCTCTCCGTCCTTTTCTTTCACGCCCATCACTGGAAACGAAAGGTTAAGAAACCACATGGCATCCTCTGCTGTGGCTGGCTTGTCGCCGTTGTTGACGTTTTCAAAGCCAACGATAAACCGCGCCGCCGCTTCGCAAAGCGTGTTGTGCGTATCTTCCATCACGCGGGCCTCGTCTTTATCGTCACCCTTGGCCTTCTTAGACATCATGGCCGCTTTTTGTGTCGCGCGCATAGCCGCCTGCATGGAAGCCGACGCAGTGCCGCGCAGGATAACCCGGCACGGCTTGTCACCATCCATCATAGGCTCGCCGGTCCATTCATCCATGATCTGCATAGGCGTTCCGGCTTCGGCTTTCGCACGGCTGTCAAATTTGTTAAAGTCCATTGGTTATTCTTTCGTGGTTCTGGTTCAAAGTGGGGTGACGGGCGAACCAGACCTCGTCACCCCTTCCGCCTAAGCGGATTTAGGAAGGCTCAACATCAACCACTGTGGCGGCGTTCTGCTTGAACGCAATTGTCGCGCCTTCGTGACTGTCAACTGAGGATGGATTGTCTACCAAGTCGTGCAGGTATCCCGTCGCGTATTGGACGGGATCGCCTGCTACAAGGGCAGGCCCATCAACGCCAACAGCTCCGGAACCGCGTGCGATCTTGAGCGTGTACGTGCCAGGCCGTGCATTGGCCGCTACGATTGCCGTAGCAACACCGGGGTCTGACCCGTCGCCATGATACATGAATGACGTCTCCTTGCCGCTCGCTTGGGCTTTTTCCGTCTTGGTAAACCCTGTGGCAAGGTCAACGACATCTTGGCCAGCGTGATCAACGCCAAACACGGGGCCAACTTCAATGCCTTTAAGCTGCACAAAGGTCAAAGCTTCCATGCCCGTCTTGTTGTTTGTTGCGGGTGCGCCAGCGACGCCCCACACTGTAATTCCGATATTAACAGCCATTAGCTTGGTATCCTTTCAAGCGATTGAACCCCTCGCAGGGGTATTATGTGACGCGAAACCAGCCGATTTTCAGCCACGCTTCCACGTCTGTTTCGAGGGGCGTCGCGCTTGCTCCTGCTTTGTTCGTGAGGTTTGCCCACTTGGGCTTGTCCGTCATTTTTTCATCAATGCGAACGGGTTTTTTCTTTGTCATGCTATGCTCCGATAACTAATCCAAATTGGGGTTTCCCAACGCTGGCCTTCTTGGCGGCCCTGACGAACGCTGTGCGACATGATGGCCACCTTGGTAGCGTTTGCCGTGAACCGCGCGCCGCTAAGAAAGTAGGCCGCAATGTCGCCCGCCTTGCGCCTGCTGACAATTTCGTAAACGTCAAGCGGTGACACAAGCGTGATAATGAGAAATCCTTGGCGGTCCATTGTTTGATCTGAAAGGCCAAGCTGGTTGTTGTCGTTTGGCAATTGCTGAATTGTGACGTGTTCGCCCGCTGGCTTGTCACCGCCCTTTTGCGACCAGACCGCAGGATAGGAAAGCGCGGCAATCATAACCGATGCCTGCGCGCTTAGGGCTTGCAATATGTTGCTGTCTACATTGCTCATTGCACGCTCAATTCTATGCCGATTTTTTTGACAACCAGCTGAAACTCTTGGACCGTAAGCGCGACCATTCCGGCAGGGGCTTGCTGGGAATAGCCTTCCTCAAGACGCCGCGCATAGGGCAGGTTGTTTGCCAGATAGATGATGTTGCCTGCCGTTACGCCCGCAAGTCGCGCCGCCGCTGCGCTAATCGTCGCAACCCCTGTCGCGTCGTCAAGTTCTAGCGTGCCGTTTGGCACAGAACCGATGCCTACCTGCCAGTTGCCACGAAACCGCCCCGTGTCTACAGGGCTTTTAAGAATCACCCGTGTGAATATTTCCAACGCAACCTTGCGCGCGGCCATATCCATCTTGCGCTCAGTCTTGACTTGGAACGCGCGTAGCTGATCCTCAAAACTACCCACGACACACCATGTCATAAAGCGCCGTTTCGCCGCCCGATGCCACGCGGCCAAGAATGGCAATCGTTAGAGTTCCACGGTCGCAGATTATCAGGTCGTCAAGTGTCACTTCGATTGTGGCGGGTTCAACGATAACTTGGAAGTCTCCCGCTTGAATGTTTGTGCCATCGATCCGGCGCTCTGCAACCTCAAAAACTGCCATGCGCGCCGATACCGCAGCGGGTTGCGTGCCAGCCGTGCCGCCTGTTGGATCTGTTGGACCGCCGCCGCTTGCTGTTGGGGTCGGCTGTTGAATGGTTCCGGTCTGGACCGCGTCCGGCTGCTTGGCCGCTAGTTTGTCAAACGCTCCTGTGACGCGGCTTGCAATAGTTGCCATTAGCCGCGCACCATAGAAGCCACGCCGACACCGCCCTTGATATAGCCGCGCAACAAACCCTCAACCGCGACAATGCGGGGGGTTCCTGTTGGCAATGTTTCTGCGTCCAACGTGATAGGGCCGATTTTAATCATGTCGTTTGTCACGCTGGTTTCAATGGTCGCGAAAGGATCAAGCCCGCCCTGCAAGATGTAAGCCACCTCGAATTGTGCGTAGATGATATTAAGCGGCACAGTATCGGGATTGATTGGCCAATCGTCTACAAGGTCATTGACCAAGCGCGGCCATGATAAGCCCTGATATTGGTATTGCTGCATCCCGATGAATTTATATTTTCGGTCAAGATAGATTGCCGACTTGCGCAAATTGATTTCGTTTGCCGCCTCTGTTGCCGCAAGCGTAAAGCCCATGCCAAGCGCGTAGGCTTCATAGGCGACAAGCGTGCCATAGCTGTCCGCAGCAACGTCGCCGATTGTGGTATCAAGTGCCA